ATTGAGTAGACGTACATTGTTTGAAGCAAGAGAGCTGAGACATATACCTTATCGTTTATTGGGGAGAAAAGTTGTATATGATCGTATTGACCTAGATACTTACATGGAGCGACTTGAGCTACATAAAGATGGTAGAATAAGAAGGGCCTTAAATAAATCTTTGAGATGAACAATTTTGTAAAGAAGATGATAGATGACCCTATAACCTATGTCATTGGTTTGATTGTGGCAATGGCCATATCGGTATGCTGGGCCACTGGGGTTTTTAATTAATTGAGATCGATGGCCAGTCCGAATACTCCAATACAGATTGATATATTCAATCAGCATGAAAGTTCAGAAAAAGATACTCGGTTGAGGTTGAAAACTGGACAGTGGTGCACTATGCAACAAAAGACGTTTGAGTCTAAATATAAGCACCTGTCGCAAACTGAATCAGAGCGTGATCTCTATAAACAGCAGGTTGAGGAGTTGACAATACTAAATCAATCGTATAAAGAAGAAATCGACCGTTTGAATAAACTAATAAACCGCCGAAAGGCACAAATAAATGCAGCTATGAATACATGGTTTGAATGTAAAATTAAGTATGAGAAGACCGGTGAAGACGGTTTGCCTAAAAGAGTTGTTGAACCCTATTTGGTGGATGCACTTTCGTTTACCGAAGCTGAAGCGCGTATCACAGAAGAGATAAAGCCATTTATAAGTGGTGATTTTACGGTGAGTAATATTCGCAGGGCTCATATTGCGGAACTATTTGAAAATCCCTCCGGTGATCGATGGTACCGAGCAAAAGTCAACTTTATTACTCTGGATGAGGAAAAAGGAATTGAAAAGCTACATCCGGTTGCGATGATGGTACAGGCTTCGTCTTTCAAAGAAGCAACAGATTTGCTTATTGATAGACTGAGTACAACGCTATCAGATTGGAAGATTGTGACAATTAAGGAAACGGATATTATTGACATCTACAAATATGATGGTTCATCTGAAGAGTCAGAGACAGAGAAAGAAGCGAGTGTTTAAGTTTTTAATTATCAACTTTTAATGTATGAAAAAAATTATTCTTGCAAGTATTTTACTTGCCGTATTGACCAGCTGCTATCGGGTAAAGCCAAATGCAGATCAAGAAAGTGTTTTAGTCTATAAGCCATGGTTCTTTGGACATGGGGGTGTAGAATCATCTCCAATATCGACAGGAGCAACATGGTGTGCGGCTACTACGGATCACTATGAGTTTACTATTACACCGGTAACTATGACAGAAGAGTTCAAGAACATGATTACCGCAGACAATAATCCGGTAAGTTTTGATGTGTATTTGAAGCTTCAGATACAAAAGGGTAATAGTCCTATCCTTTATCAAAAATTTGGATTAAACTGGTACCAAAACAACTTGCAGGCAGCATTTAGGACGATGGTCAGGGACAAGGCAAGTGCTTACAAAATGTTTGATCTATCCAGCAAGCGCGAAATTTCTTCAAAATTGGAAACCGATCTATTTGATGGTATCTCCTCCTATGCAAAAATCTTAAAGATTCCGGTTAACATGTTGGGCGTTTCAATTGGGGCCGTTACTCCACCGGATGAAGTGCTGGCAGAAACAAAGAATACAGCAGCGCAAAATCAAGGTATCCTAACTCAGACAGCCCGTGCAAACGCTGAGCTTGCTCGTAAGCAAGCAGAGATCAACAAAGCCATCGCGGACAAGGCGTACCAATCTCAAATGGGGATGTCTGTCGAACAATACTTACACCTCCGACAACTTGAGATTGAAAAAGAGAAAGTAGAGCTTATAAAAGACCATGCCAATGTGTCAATCATATTCGGGGGATCAAACAGTTTTTCATATCCGGTAAAATAGCCTGTTTCACTAACCAAAATCTGAGAAAGTCCGGGCGGGAGTGTTTGTTTGTGCTCATTAGGGATTGAATGTTGATGTTTATTGTTATTTCTCCCGCCCGGCAAATCGCCTGATTAGTGAAATGGTATAACGAAGGTAGCACCTTAGTTTTCGGTTCGATTCCGAGGTCAGGCACCACCCAGCAAAAGTGAACGCATTGTCAAAAGCTGGAGATGACAATGATTAGGGGCGGATTACCGCCAAATCTACACACTACCTAAACGACGAACTACAGTAAATAGTGTTAGTTGGCAGCCGGGAAATAGCGGCAACACGCCTTGTTTTCGGTGATGTGGTACAGAACCGATGGTAGAAGGGAAAACCTAAGGCAGCCGGGAAAGACCGGCAAAACGGAGATATGGCTAAAATGATAGAGCAGTATGTTAGTGCACAACATACGTCCATAATGTCAACGTGGCTGTAATAGCGTAAAGCGGAAATTGGTGCCGGTTTGAGTCCGACTATCTCCACAAACCATTGATGATTCCGGTTAATACCCGGCGGCTCTTGTAGGCCGGATGCACGTCAAAACAGCAAGAAGGTTTTGAATCGCTAAGCAACGACAACGTACTGGTGAGGAACTTAGTTAAAGGGTATCCAGACACTTTTGAGAGATGCGGCAATACCGTCGCATCTCTTTTATAAAAAGCCTTATGAAACAAAAGAAAAACACTTTAATGCGCAAATTCAAAGCTTTGATGCTTTGGCATGATCGTTTCTGGATGAGGCCGGAAAACAAGGACATGTTTTTATTAATGCAAAATAACAGGCTTTTGAATCCTTTCGGGTTCTGGCTATAAATTGAATGTAATGACGGACGACAAAGCGAGTTCAATTCTTGAAACCTATAATAAGTGGCGACGTGGTGCCAAAATTGAGCCACCACACCCCAGATTAGTTGGTATTGCGATAGATCATGTCGTCAAAAAATTAAAGCGAAAGAGTATGATTATAGCCATTGATTTTGACGGAACTATTGTTTTTGAAGATCATCCTAAAATAGGGACACTTTTACCTTATGCAAAAGAAGTAATCAACAAACTGTATGCAGCGGGTCATTACATCATTATTTGGAGTTGCCGCACAGGTAAAGAGGCTAGAGACGCGGTTGATTTTTTGAATGATGAGGGTCTCCGGTTTCATGCTTTCAATGAAGGGCATCCGGCGAATATTGCTAAATATGGTGATACTGGCCGAAAAATATACTACGACATCTTGATAGATGACAAAGCTCTCGGATTTGTATCAGATTGGCATCAGATAGAAAAGCAGGTTGAGACCCGTCTTGAGATGTTTGATTATGAATATTCTTTTTTAACGCAAAGAATATGACATTCAGAGCAAAACCAATCAACGGAGGCGAATGGGTAATTGGAGACTATATCTGGCGTGCCGATTATAATAAGCATTTCATTGTGTCGCACGAGAATGACAAAGATGCCTGGCACACCGTGAAACCGTCCACGCTGGGTATATGCTTAGATATGCAGGATAAATCCGGAAAACCTATTTATGCTTCTTTCTACATCGGAAATGTACTTACCAAAGGTGGGTCGCTGGTTTTTATTGAGGATCATAACGCCATTTTCCATGTGTTGATAAATTCATACACCTGCCAACTCGTTGCAAAAAATAATAAATGCAGTATGCCTTTGCCATTTACCGCTGAGGTTGTTGGTAATTACCAGGACAACAAAGAACTTTTATAAAAAACTACATCATGACTGATTCATCACTTCGACAGCTTGAAAAAGCAGGTGTCAATCCTGCTGAGGTCTCAACAGATATAAATCTGATGTATGTCCTTTCCGACATACAAGAAACGCTTTGTCTGCGTGTTGAGGAAAATCTAAAGAAAGCTGGAGCTTTTCGATTCAACGACAAGCAAAATATCATTACCATAAAACGAGCTGCCGGAAATATGCGAAGATTTGCCGATGAGGCATTGAAATATGATGCCGCTTGTGCATTTGGCGATGATAGCGACGAGCTGCTATCTGTAATAATGAATCATATTACATCAAAGCGCAATGGCTCGAAGAAATGATATTTATACCTCTGAAGGTGCTCCGAGAAAAAAGAAACCGTCTCTTAAACAAGATCGGGAAACTGATCTGGAAATGCTCAAAAAGGCAAAGAAGATGGATGAGGGTAAAACACCGGTAAGAGTCGGGAATTTAATAGTAATGAAAAGAGTTTAATAACCTACTAAAACAACAATTATGGCAACTACACACCAACATTGCAGTACTAATTTTTTATTAGAAAGAAAGTATATCGGAGAAGGTAAATACTTCTTTAGAATGATCGTCAAAGGACTTAATGAAGAGGATGTATGGCAAGAACCAAAGCCTGAAAATAGAGATTTTACTATAAAAAGCATCCTTTCAAAGAAACCTTTTGCAGGTAATCTATCAGCAACTGTTTATAAAGAGTACGATAGCGTTGAGGGCATTATGAAAGATCATACTTTCGATACGGCCACTACAGAATGGAAGCCTCTTTTGAATATAAGTGCAGCAAAACACCCAGAATACGGGTTTTAATAACCACAAACTACTATTACAATGCCAACAAATAAAATTACACTTGACATTCCAGAGTTGAATGTAGAGGAGTTGAATGCAGAGACTAAAAAAGCGGCAATGAAAGCTGCTAAGGATGTTATATCTGAGTATTACAACGGATACAATAGTCCATTCAAAAAACAATTGAGAGAACATCTTGAATCAAAATCTATTGAATGGCCTTTTCAACTGCCGGATGTTGTAAAGATGATTAATGAGGCTGTACAAGCAGAAGTAAATGCCATTGCCGCCAACAGTATAGCATTATCATATTTGCCAATGCTTACAAATGCTATTTGTCGAATAGACGGAGACGTTAAGTTCTCTGATATTCTAAAAGAATTCAAAGCTGCTTTTTCTAATAATATTGATTTTTATTGTAATGTGGATAAAAATGATTTTCACGAGTGGTTGAATGTTTCATTGACTTGTGATGGCCAAAAATATGAATTTACATTACATAAAGATACTTATCCGGAAACTGGTAAATATAAACTTTTAAGTATGCCTTATGGTAGAGGAAAATCTAAAGTTTCCTTTCTTGTGAATGAACAAAGGGTAGAACTTGAGCAACCGGCAACGAACTTGAGCAACCCATTTGACTGTTATTTAGTAAATCTTCTTATTTCAAAATCGAAAATAACAATGGATGTTTGTGATTTTGATGAAATAGATGATAGTGCGGATTAATCACATGAGACATCTCGAAGCAGATATACAAGAGGCTTGTGTTAGGTGGTTCAGGTACCAGTACCAGAATTATGCTGCGATGTTGTTTGCCGTGCCAAATGGGGGAAGCCGAAACACAAAAGAAGCTGAGAACCTGAAACGTCAGGGAGTGCTGGCCGGAGTGTCCGATCTGATATTGTTAGTCGGAAATGGTGAATTTAACGCTCTGTGTGTTGAAATGAAGCAACCAAAAGGCAAACAGACGGAGAAACAAATAGAATGGCAGAAACAGGCTGCAAAGCACAAAAATAGATATGTGGTCTGTCACTCTATTGAAGAGTTTATAGATGAGGTACAAACTTATCTAAAAAATATGGATGAGGATAAAACGAAATGCCCGCATTGCGGAAAACGTCATCCTCTGGTAGCAATTAACGGAATTTGCGGCAAATGCGCTGAAACATTATTTGAAAAAAGGTGAGATTATGGAGGCAGATGTAAAAGGTGCTTTGACACACCTAAGAAAAGGTCACCCTGTTTCATTTGAACATAGGGGTAAACTAATGACTCGTCGTCAAGCGTTGGCTGTCTTGGAATTTGCGGATCAGTCAGCTATTTCCAGCACAAATGAAATACCAGATAATGTTATTGACGACATTATAGACAAAGTAAACAAAGGAAGACTTTGATATTATGAAAAAGCAAATATTTTACTTCAAGAACGAAGATTCAGACGGCCCGGCATCCTCATTGGGTGATTTAATTGCCGAAGCTAAGGAAGATGGGTTGAAAACCATCTTGGTATATGAAGCAATCCCGGATAAATTGGAAAAGGAGTTTATTTGGTGCAAGGAAATAAATGAAGCCGAAAAACGTACAATTTGTACTAAAAAAAATTGTGGCGGCTATGAACCACGTAACGGCAAAAACGGAGTATGCAAGGATAGGGGGAATCTTTACACATGGGGTACGCCTCATTTGTATGATGTAGAAACCGGCAAAGAATTGCCATTACCTGAAGATTATGACACCGGTTCTTGAAATTCTCACCATCATTACTTCAATTGAACAGATGAAAGCCGGAAAGATAGAACCAGGAGGCGCAATGTCGCTGGAGATATACAATCGAATTGAGATGCGAAACCGGCCATATTTTGCTGAGGCTATACAAAATCTGCTCGATAGTGGCAAAATAAGAAGAGACGAAACGTGTAATAGTTTTATGTACTATATATCAATATAATGAGTGCAACGAAATACCCATTATCAGAAGAGCAAGTAGAACAAATAAAACAATTATTTCCTTGTAATCTAACTGAAGATTTGGCTAAGCAATTTAATTGTAGCTATTCTCGGATTAGTAATCTTGCAAATAGGTTAGGTTGGAAAAAAAACAAAGATTTTATTCGAGAAACAGCTAGAAAGAATATGTTTAGGGCAGATCATCCCGCAAAAAAATTTTGGATAAAGAAGGGTGATATTCCACCAAATAAAGGCAAGAAGCCTTCTGACTATATGACTCAAGAAGCCATAGATAGAATGCGGATCACTCAATTCAAAAAAGGACAAATGCCACATAATCACAAAAATGTTGGTTATGAAAGAGTTAATGTTGAGGGTTATGTTGAGGTCAAGATTGCAGAACCTAAAACATTCAAATTAAAACACCGTCTTGTTTGGGAACAAAAGTATGGTACTATACCTCATGGTTACAATGTTCAATTCAAAGATGGTAACCGTCAAAATTGCCACATAGACAATCTTTACCTAATTAGTCGAGCGGATCAGTTGAAAACAGAGAACTCATTTATGGCTAGATACCCGAAGGATGTGCAATTGGCAATTCAAGCAAAAGGAGCATTAAACAGACAAATCAATAAACTACTACTACACAATGAAAACAGTTAATACCGGAATGACAATGGTAGATGTCCGACTTGAGGCTATGGACACTATACGATTGCTGAAAGAAAAACAAATTGACGTTAAAACGGCTGCCGAAATTAGAAACCAGTGCAATGTTGTGATTGACGTTGCAAAGACACAAGTTGAATACCTGAAGGCGATCCCCAATAGCATTAAAGAACAATTGACCCCTGATGAGGTAAAAGCAATGGCGGGTACGTTGACAGATCGTGATGCTGAATTAGATATGACTCTCAAAGAGATAGGAATTTCGCAAAGCAGGCCTTATCCGAAAAGATGAGGTAAGAACTATGCAAATTGTAAATTTTGTAATCATTACAATTTTTACAATCACCTACTAATTACAACAAAATGGCTTACAGATTTACAAGTACAGAGCAATGGCATGATGCCTGGTTCTCAGAGTTGCGGCCAATTGAAAAATTAACGTTTATTTATTTGCGCGACAACTGCGATATCGCCGGATTTATAGAATATACACCACGAATTTTCGCTAACGAAATTGGCTGTAAACAAAGCGACATCGAAGGGGCTTTTAAGGGGCTTGCAAGGGGCTTATTGTGGTCAGAAACAAAAGATTGTGTTTATATACGTAATTTTTTGAAACATCAAAAAAATTTGCCACTTAACCCCAATAATAAAGCTCATCAGGGAATATTAAAAAGGTTTGAATTATATGCTTCAAAATTTAATATATCGTTAGACATAAACAGTATAGTTGAATTTATTGAAGGAAAAAAAGAAGGGGCTTTTAAGGGGCTTCAAAGCCCCACAGGTATAGGTAATGGTATAGGTAATGGTATAGGTAATGGTAACCAGATAGGGGAGTCTGAGGGGAAAGATGAGGTACAAGCTTCCTTTGTCATATTTTCTGAGTTTCAAAAAAGTTATCCGGGAACTAAGCGCGGCGTTAAAACTGAATTTGAAAATTTCCAGAAAAAGCATAAAGACTGGAAAGACGTGTTGCCGCTACTTAAACAAGCTATTGAACTTGAAAAGGAATGGCACCGTGAAGCAGAAGATGTAAATAAATCAGTAAACAAGGATAATCGGATTTGGGTTCCCCCTTTTGCTAACTTGACAACATGGATTAATCAAAGGCGTTGGGAAATAGAGAGACAACCAATAAAAGCAATGACAAATGGAAACACTACCACTACAATCAGGACAAATGCCGATCACGCGAGAAGAGATCGTGCAGATCTTGCAAATCTCGCCGAGCGAGTTCTATTACAATCTCCCGGCCAATAAATTTGAACAGGTTTTTTTGAGCAATACATGCAGCATAGCTTATTTTAGGGCACATACAAGTGAGGCAAAAGCACGTGCATTAATGGTGCTCATGTTGACAGATGTGATCAATTTCTTTAACACTGGACAAAGCATGTCAGCTATTCAAGTAGCACAAACGGCTGATCTGATATTGAATGATGATGATTTTGTTACATTGAAGATCGATGATTATAAGTTATGTTTCAATCTAGTCAAGAAAGGTAAAATAGGAGGGCAAATCTATAGAATCGATGGTTTGGTTGTGATGAATTGGCTTAATGAGTATGTATCTATCCGGGCTTGTGAAGCTATGAAGCAAAGCATACATGAAGCTGAACAATATAAAAATGATCGTACAAATCTTCTTGATAAAATTCCCGGATGTATGTCATTTGAAGAATATAAATATTACAAAAAGTCAGGAAATATGGTCGTAAATGCTGAAAATGTAAAATAAGAAAACATATCAAAATGATAGAAGGATATAAAAATATACTGCAATCTGTTTGCAAAGTGACATTTGTAGACCCAGAAGAAATTACATCGTCCAATAGCCGACGAGATGTAATTAATGCCCGCATCTTGTTGTGCTATCATACTTATTCTTTAGTGCCTGACTACAACATAGTTTCCCGTTCTACCGGGATACCATACAAACAGGTGTGGAGGTATATATCTGCCTTTAGCGATAAATTGCGAAATGATCCCATTTTCAAACTATTAAACGATAGATATACAGATGATAAAAGTAGCAGTCACGTATGATGGTCGTAGGACAATAGAACAAATTCAAAAAGAATTTGAACGTCAATTATCTCCACAGCAGATAAGAAAAGTAACGGCTATTTCACTGAACGATACAGCTAGGCGATCTCTATCAACGGTTCGCAAAGAAATACGGGCCGACTATACCGTATCAAACAAATATCTTTCTCGCATGGCTCGACTTTCAAGACGTGCATCTCCATCGAGTTTATATGCAGAAATATCATACAGTTATATGCCAGTCCCGTTGGCCGGATTCAGATTTAAGGATAAAAATAAACGCGGCTTTGTCGGATATGAAACGACGTTAGGGGGTGTTCAGGTAGAAATAAAGGCAGGACAAACAAAGACGTTAAGACATGCCTTTGTAAAGAAAATGAAATCCGGTCACGTAGGGGTATGGGCACACGGTCATCGACAAGGCAAACGATATGTATTCTCAAAGCCAGATTACACCAAATCAAAGAAGCCGAGAATATTTGAAATGAAAACTGCATCACCTTTTACTATGGCGAAAAAGAAAGAAGTTGAAAGACGGCTGATGCTATACATACAAGAGCAAGCTCCCAAAAGGTTAAGAGGATTGCTTCAAAGTAGAGTCGATAAATTAATTAGATAATAGTGAATATGAAAAAAAGAGCAGTTAAAAAAAGATATAAGAAATATATAATTATGCTAGCGAATGCGGAGTTACCAAAAGGATTTAATAACATTTCTGCTTTCATGTCTGAAATCCATAATTTGAGAAAACACCTAAAAATAAATATAACACTCCGATCATATAGAGAATGGAAAGAAGAGACTGGAATGACAGATGATTTAATAAAACAATCGAAGCTTGTAAACGAAAAGGTACTGTAAACCCATATAGCAAGCAGGCAGCCGCACCCCCATTTTCTCGCTAAATACAAACAAAAATTTATGTCCGAATTTTAGGGGTGTTCAAATGTTAAAATTGAAACAACCTATTAAAAACAAGTAAAATACAAAATTCGGACATGTCCGAATTTATGTCCGAATTTTATAATATGTCCGAAAACGTAATATCCATACTGAAATTCTCTGAGATGATTGGCGTAAATGAAAAACTTATACGTCGAGCCATCGAACAGGGTAAAATTTCTAAGGGTGTTGACTATACAGGTAAGAAGCCTAAAATTATCGTCTCCATTGCTAAGCAGGAATGTATTGACAACAGTATTGGCATGCTTCGGAAAACTATAAATGTGGATACTGCAACCGATGAAATTATACCTGGAAGTGGAGAATCTGAATCTCATAGCAAACGTAGCCGCCAAAAACGCAATAGTGATGATCCTAGATTGATAGATTACCAGATTCAAGAAAAGCGATTGAAGAACGAAGCACTAGAGATTGATCTTAAAGTTAAGACAGGCCGCTTTGTGGATAAGAATATTATAGACAAGGAGCTTGCTGATAAAGGGCTAATGATCCGGGATAATTTTATGGCGTTGCCAGATCGCGAAACAGATAATCTACTGGCAATGTCAAGTGATAGAGATGCGTTCTACCAGCACTTTCAAAAGATTATACGCGATATGCTAACAAAATTAAGTTCGGAAATATTGAAAGATGAGCCAATAACAATACAATGACCCTTCAAGAAAAAATAAATCATTCAATTGAGCTGATTCAGAAAACTGAAAATCTTGCACTGAAGTATTCCGAAGAGGGATTTCATCTAGCATTCTCAGGTGGTAAGGACTCGCAGGTAATCTATGAACTGGCTAAGATGGCAGGTGTAAAATTTAAGGCTTATTTCTATAAGACAAGTGTTGACCCGAAGGAGTTGCTTTTATTTATTCGTGAAAATTATACAGATGTGGTTTGGTTACGCCCTAAGATGACAATGTTTCAGTTGATTATCAAGAAAAAAAGCTTACCAACAAGACGATCTCGTTTCTGCTGCGAACATATCAAAGAAAAGAGAGGTTTGAATTCTGTGGTAATTATTGGAATTAGAAAATCAGAAAGCCTGAATCGATCAAAACGAATTGAATTTACTTCTGATTGCAAGAAAGGCTGTGATAAAAATTTACTTTCTCCAATATTGGATTGGTCAGACTCAGACGTATGGCAGTTCTTATCTATTCGAGGCATACAGGTTTGTTCTTTGTATAAAACTCAAACGCGAATAGGTTGTATTGGCTGCCCCATGGCATATCATCATAGAGGTGAATTAGAAAGATTTCCTCAGATCAAAAAAGCTTACATAAACACAGCACAAAAAATTATAGATAAATATCCAGACTGTGCATTTTCAAAACATTTTGAATCTGGAGAGGATGCGGTGAACTGGTGGACAAGTGGACTATCAACAAAAGAATATTGCTTTATGAGAGATCATCAAACAAAATTAGAGTTTACATGTGGGGGGAATTAACTAAAATATTTGATGACGCATTATTGCCGGAACCGTTACTAACGGTAAGTGAATGGGCTGATGCAAATAGATACCTAGCACGTGAGGCTGCTAGTGAGCACGGGCCATGGAGAACAAGCCGCACACCATATTTGAAAAAAGTAATGGATTCTCTTAGTTCTTTTTCAAGCTATCAGAAAGTAATTGGAATGAAGGGAACACAGCTTGGATGGACAGAAGCCGGTTGTAACTGGATAGGATATATCATTGATTGTTGCCCTGCTGCTACGCTTATGGTAATGCCTACAGATGGAACGATGAAGCGAAACAGCAAGATCCGTATTGCGCCAATGATTGAAGCTTGCCCGTCATTAAAGGCAAAGGTTGCCCAACAGAAGCATGGCAATAGTGAAAATACAGTAGAGCAAAAGAGTTTCCCAGGTGGATTGTTGTTGATGGCCGGTGCAAATAGTCCGGTCGGACTGCGATCTATTCCTGTGCGAAATCTGATGTTGGACGAAGTTGACGGTTATCCTCTTGATTTGGGGGGTGAAGGTTCGCCTATTGATTTGGCAATAGAGCGTACAAACACTTATTCATCAAAGAAAAAGATATTCATTATCTCAACACCAACGCGCAAAGGTACATCGGTTATAGAGAAAGAGTTTAATGCTAGCGATCAGAACTACTACGAAGTTCCATGCCCACACTGTGGCGGCTATCAACGATTAGTGTTTGAGAACTTAAAATGGGAACAGGGTAATCCCAGATCGGCAAAATATCAATGTGCTCATTGTGGAGAAATGATAGAGGAACGCCATAAATCAGAGATGTTGTCTTCTGGTACGTGGGTTTCTTATGCCCCAGAAAATATCAGTAGTGAAACAATAGGATTTCATATAAACTCACTCTATTCTCCTCTTGGGTGGCTGTCATGGGCGGCGATAGCAAAGAAATACGAACAAGCACAAGAGGATCCGTTCAAAATGGTGACGTTTGTTAATACTACATTGGCCGAAGCTTATGAAGATAGCGGGGAGGCTCCGAGATGGGAAGAACTAATGAACAAAAGCAGACTGGAAAATAACAAGGCAAATGAAGTCCCATACAATGTGTGTTTTTTGACTGCTGGGGTCGATGTGCAGAAAGATCGTATCGAACTAGAGGTTGTTGGTTGGTGCGCTGATAAGCAAAGCTATTCAATTGACTATCGTGTGTTGCTTGGAAATACTACTTTGCCCGATGTATGGCAAGAGCTAGAAAATGTGGTAAATGAGACGTGGGTTCGTGCAGATGGGGTAGAGATGACGCTTAAACGTACGGCAGTGGATACAGGTTATAATTCAACTGAAGTACATGCTTTTTGCCGTCGCTTCTCGAGCAGTCGTGTAATTCCTATTAGGGGGCAGCATAGTTTAGGATTACCAGTTGCACCACCACGTCAAGTAGACTATAATCGGAACGGGAAAAAAATAGGGAGATTGAAGCAGTGGAATGTTGGTGTTTCTCTTTTGAAAGGCGAGTTGTATTCTTGGCTTTTGCTTGAACCAAAGCCAGAAGGTGGTTATCCTCCTTGTTATTGCCATTTTTTGCAATACGATCAAAAATATTTCGAGGGGCTTACCGGAGAACAATACATACCCAAAACACATAAATGGAAAAAGGTATATGAGCGAAATGAGCCTCTTGATTGTCGCATATATGCTCGTGCAGCGGCTAATATAATCGGCCTTGATAGGATGAAACCGGAGCAATTGTTACGAATGGGAAATGTATGTGTAGATTTCCAACCAAACGTACAACAAGAGTCAAAACCAACTAAACACATTGAAAGGCGTAAAAGAAATATAGAAAGCATTTGGGATTAATTATTTAATTCAAAAATATAACAATCAGTTAATTATGAAAGCATCAAACTCATTCAAACAAACAATCGAAGCACATCTTCAGGGAATAGGTTCGCAAGATCCCGCATTTGCTGAAAAGTTGGCAAATCCATCAAAAAACATTGACGACTGTATCACCTACATTCTAAACTGGGTAAAGGCAAGCGGAGCCTATGGTTTTACCGATGAAGAAATATTTGGGCAGGCTATTCACTATTATGATGAAGAAAAGATCGATATCGGAAAGCCTGTAAAATGTAGTGTTGTTGTGAATCAACATGTAGAACTTGCAGAGGAAGATATTCAGGCTGCCAAACAAGCGGCTATAAATGAAGTGATTGCCAAAGAAAAAGCGAGGATTACCTCTAAGAGAGCCCACAAGAAAGAGGAATCTAATGTTGAACAAGCAAGTTTGTTTTGACCATGAAACCAAGAACTAAACTACAGGTTGAAGTAATGGCAAAAAGCCAGGAACTGCATTACGAGGAAAATTTTATTTTGGAATGGGCAAAAGTAGATTGCCTCCAGCATAAAGGATATGCAACAAAGAGTCGTGTAGTCTGCATGGACTGTGGCGGTCGGTTTTCCTCTGAACTGGTTAAGCGCAAATATGCTGTTTGTCCCCATTGTGGTCAGAAATTAAGCATTGAGCATTCAAGAAAAACAACTTTTGAACAAGATATTTATGTCGGATATGCTCAGGTAATAGGAGAATATCAGGTAGTCAGATATTTTGAAATACAATCATATCACAAAGCAGACAAACCAACAAAGTATTTTTCTTGGGAAATACTACAACATTGGATAAGAGAAGATGGCAAGCATGAAACAGTTGCAAGAAATCATACTGCTAATTGGTATTGCGATAGCTGGAATGGGGATATGTCTATTCGTAAGGATTATCACAGTTATTACGAGAATGCAAAAAAATATGATATTTACACCGAGGCTTTTCATCCACAATCAGTATTTAGAGATCAATACAAAAAACATGGCATCAATCGCCATTTGGCTGGGCTAACGTTTATGGAGGCAATCAAAACAATACCAGATAACCCCAGATTTGAGACCCTATTAAAATCAAAACAATACAATCTTTTGAGTGTTTTCTATGATAGGAAGTATGTGCGAGATGGATACTGGCCTGCAATTAAAATTTGCATCAGAAATAAATATATCGTGAAAGATGCAAAAATGTGGATTGATTACATTGATTTGCTTTCATATTTTAATAAAGACCTGCACAATTCTCATTATGTATGCCCAAAGGATATAAAGCAAGAACATGACCGGTATATGATTAAGAAGCGAGAGGTTGAGAACCGGAGAGCAGAGAATGCCAAGAGGGAAAGAGCAAAGGAAGCAAATAAACAGTATATCGAAACAAAAGGAGCTTTTTTCGGTATTTGTTTTGGTGATGGTAAGATAAAAATCAAAGTACTTGAAAGTGTTCAAGAATTTATGAAAGAAGGTGACACGCTACATCATTGCGTTTTTACTAACAATTATTATAGTCATCAGGACGCATTGATATTGTCTGCCAGAATAAACAATCAACCGATCGAGACTATCGAAGTATCTCTTTCAAAAATGAAAATTGAACAATCGCGTGGATTGCAGAATGCTCCATCTCAATATCA